CATGAATCAACCATGCTGCGTGGGAACCCAGCCTCTTGCAAGGCTTGATACGCATCTTCAGATAATCCACCATTCTCTGCGTACTCCTGCTGGAATACGTCAAAGTCTAGTCCTTTATCATCTAGTAGTTGTGCCACATCTGAGGCACTTTCTTGACCAGAGACTTCTACTTCTTCTGTAGTCTCTTCTTCTTGCTGTGGTTGACCAAGCTTGCTCTCTAATGCTGAGTAAGCTTTAGCCATATCTTCCACAGACTTAAACTTTTCAGGCAACCAGTCAGGACGCTCTTCAGTCTCTGTACGCTCTTTGTCGAGCATAGCCTGAACATGTTCCTGTGATTCTGGTGCTTCTTCTTGATAAGTATTTAAGGCATCTGCCATCTGTTACTCCGATTCTACTACGCCTTTAGCTACTTGTGGTGCTGCTGCTTGCATTGCACCCATAGCTGCTTGCTGTTCCATCTGTTGTTGCATCATCATTTGTTGTTGCATCATCTCTTGTTGTTTCTGCTCTGGCGATTTAATCAGGCCAGAGGTATCAATACCAAGTGATGCAGCCAAACGGTCTATGTAGTCACCTAGATTCATCTCACTAGCAATAACTTCTTGACCCAAGGGCTGTAAGTATTGCAGAAATGCTGCTAGTTTATTCAAGTCTTGTCCACGGCCTAGTGCCTCAATACCTGTAACAACAGTAGGCTTGACACTATCCTTAGGCATACGTGGCATCTTACCCTGCTTAGTTAATGACTCAAGCAGTAGGTTGATAAGAGGTAGCTGAAACTCCTGTGATAGAATAGAGTACACACCACCAAGGGCTGTCTCTAGTTCCTGTGCCATGAAGCGTACTTCTTCTGCTGTCACACGCTCCGCTGCACGTTGTACAGAGGAGTTAAGTAGGAAAGCAGCAGCAAGACGATCATTAATCATCTGCATTGTCTCAAGAGCTACACGGAAATCGCCGCCCTTCTGTACCTGTAGGGTAGATACATCATTACTATCACCCTGTAGGAACGCACCGTTAGGTGCAGCAGACAGGTCTTTAGTTTTAGTACTACCATTAGGACGGACGAGAAACAGTACCTTAGCAGATGCTGCGCTACCCTGTACGATAGCCTTAGTCAGAGCCTCAAGGCTCCGCAAGTCACCAATATACTCCTCAATAAAGCCACGCCCATAGTCCTCACCATCAATACGGATGAACCGTAGTGGGATGAATGGGTTCTGATCTGGCTTAAACATACCCTTAGTAGTCTCAAGCAAAACTCCTGCAACTTCTTGGATAACCTCAAAGCCCTTAGGTGTGCGAGTTAGTCGGGTATAAAGATCATAGCTTTTAGCTGGTGTATCTGATGGTGGTATTTGTGCTTTTACCTCTTCAGGTAAAGCAACAGGAGCCATAGACTCCTTGGTAATAATCTCAAGTACATTGCCCATAGCATCACGCTTTACAACGTAACGATCAGGACGGAATACTTTCATCCCACCTTCCTTTGGCATATAGACTAGCGCATTACCAGTAACGATAAGCAGCTTAAGTGCCTCAAAGGTAGGGACACGGATTGACTTACCCTCAATCTCTTGCATTGCAGCACGTTCAATACGTGCAAGCCCCTCTTCAACCTGACCACGATTATCACCTGCAAGTTGTTGCAAGTCAAAGTCATCTATGGTCAGCCGAAAGAAGGGGCTGTTAGGTGGCAGGAGAGCAAGCAGTAGTTTAGATGCAAGGTTATTAACACCCCTTGCTCCAATGCCTTGATACGGTGTAGCGTATACTGAAGAACTTGTGTGTCCCTCATCTGGCAAAAGAGTAGGGATAGTAAGCCTTGCTGCCTCACGGCCTCTCTCTAGGAAAGTATCTCTCTCTCCATCTAGTTGGCTGTAGCGTTTAGCTACTGTACCTACATCTTGTTCCATTTATTGTACCTCTGGTATAAGTAAACCCTGTGCAGGTTTCTTTTTCTTGTACTTGTTCAGCATATCATAGTCAACCATAGGCATCGTAGCGTTGTGGTCAATGTCTTTTGCATCCTTACCCATGACTTCATCGTCATCAGTTTTAATAACTACTGCACCCATAACACTACCCCTTAGGGATGTTCAAACCTGAACCGCCTTCGCCACCA